CATCACCCCACCTTTACCAAATCAATGAATTTATCTAATGCTATTATAGCATAAGTAGGGGTATTATTGCGTTTAACCACAAGGACAGGAGTTCTATTCCCGCAGTTGTCTTCTGCTTGAGTTAGAGCTGCCCATAACTGTAATTTCTCCTGATTCTTACATTCAAAGCTATATGGTATTATATCCTGGGCAGCAGGTGAGAACACTATGTCTTCTCCACACATACCCATAGTCTGAGATTTAATATCGTCATCTCTTAAGGATGGAAATGCTTCTTTAAGCAGATCCCTAAGGTAGTTTTGTAGCCTGCGGCCCTTAGCTTTTGACGATCGGGGGTTCATTAGATACTCCAAATCCAAACTCATTACGTAAGTTTTCACGTGTATTACCAAGTATTTTATTCATTTTGATTTTCCATGCTTCTGCTTCAGCTTTTTTAAGTGCTTCTACATCAACACGCTCAGATTCATTATTCATAACCTTAGTAATATCCTCAGACATCATATAAAGAGTATCCTTAATAAGATTATCCTTGATAAGTTCTTCATTAAACTTAATAGTAGCATCATCTGCTGACTCAGCTTCTATGTAATACTCTCTTGCTCCCTGTGTTGCATACAAGGTCTCTATTTTGTATTGTGCCATTACTGTTCTCCTTTTTTAAGCGTTCTACTTGTTCTTTAAGTATTTCAATCTCACGCCTGGCATACTGACGAAATGCATTCATTCCTTCCTTCCAGTCCGTTTCTTCTGTTAATCTATCAGACAACATGGAATGTAAAATATTTAATGGGACATTTATAAAATTCTTGCATATATTGTGGCCCATAACGTTTATCATTATGCTCCTTAACGTACCAATGTTCCCTACTATCAGAGGAGATCAGACTGTAGTGAGTACCTGTATTGCTAAGAAGCATAATAAACCTAGGCTTAGGCATAGCTCTATCCCAAGCATTTTTACCACATACGATTGGATCTTTAAATGGAAAGTCTTCAGCAGAAGTGAAATCATATCCTGACTGCTTTACTTCAACACGCATAGAAACCTCAAGGTCTCCATTATCAGCATAATGTTCCCATTCTGCAGAGGAAGGAGCTAGCAAGGAAGGATTAATTTTAACAGTATATCCCTTTTTATGAAATATCTGAGCTCCTAAGAATACTCCAGATATACTATCTTCCAGATGTTTTGCAAACTTTTCAAAGTTTTTCATATTCTCTCCCTTCTTCAACCATGGCCCATAACAAGCATAAATAAACTATTGAATCTGTTATTCGCCCGGTAATATCTTCTCTCTGTGATTTATGACCATTAGCATAAGCTGCTATGCCATCTATATGCTTTAAGAGATGAGTCATTAAAATCTTCTCCCTATTCACACCTAGTAAATTAGCAGCTCTTTCAAAGTTAGCAAAGACATTTTTTTCATCATGAGCATATTCTTTTTGTCCAGCATCTCTCATACGAGTAATCTTCTGCCATATGTGATCCATGAATTTATGCATTTGTGACTTGGTCATTTCTTTCTATCCTTAAGTTATTAATGGTTAATCTAACGTTTAAATGTTCTTTCTCCCGGTTCTTATCACTTATAATGGTAAGCTCCTTAACAAGTCCAGTATCAGGATCTCTCCAAGCCTTAAGTGATAATACCTTATTAGCATTATAAGCTATACGAAATGATCCTTTAGATGAAGCTATGTCCATTCCTTCTTTGTAAGCTTGCTTAGATATCTCAGATACGGCAAATACAATAAGGTTATGCTTTACTGCAGCTTCCAGAAGTGCCTGTGAGGCTTCTTCTGCCTTCATATTACTATCACGCTGATTACTCTTAAATAAGCCTAAATGGTCCACTACCAGTATTTCAGGCTTCCGGGCTAACATAGTTATTCTTTTATCCAGTTCTTGTGCAAATGGTGCAGAATAATCTACAGTCAGCCATTCAAAATCCTTATCTACACCATTCTGAAAGGTTTTATAATGCTGAGCTAACTGTTCTTCAGTCCAGTTTTTCTCTATCATTACAAATCTAGACCATATTTGCCTTGGTGACATCTCCATTTCAAGGAAATAAGTATTCCTTTTAAATGCTACCATCCAATTCTGCAGCAGCATTGTTTTCATAGAAGCGGGCGGAGCCTGCAAAATAACTACTTCGCCTGGGTAGATCGGAAAGTCCTGGCCGTATAAAGCGCCAAGATTAAGAGGTTTATACTCTTTTGCATAGAAATCTGCAAGCTCCCGCTCCATATCACTAGCCTGCATAGTTGTCTGAGACTTCTTAGCCTTATACAACCTGCATGTATTTTTACAATATTTATCCATTATTGGATCTAAACAACCATATCTATTACCTTCACCACCATGAGCTTCATATGATGAATCAATTATTTTATCCAATTCATTAGGTTTAAATGGAGAGCTAACACTATCAGCATTCTGTCTCCATGCTTCCATGGCCTGTCTTACAATAAATTCAGGATATCTCCATCTAAGCCAAGCAGACAGTCTTAAACCAACTGCATGTCGTTGCCCTATAGCTCTGGATTCAAACATTCCAGATATACAAGGATAGTTAATTGGATCAGCTGTCCTACCCTGAGATATTGTATTAGTTTCAGTAATCTTTTCGTCTTTAGTTTTACCTAAGATATCAAAGACCGGTGAACATTCAAATTCAACACTTACAAGCTCCTGAGGCTTCTTTGCATATTCCTGAATTTGCTCAATTGATCCTTCTAGGCGTTTTTTTGTAATCTGGACCTTATATAGCTTAGACTTGGAATTTCGCGTATTTGGTACCCTTATGAGCCTTGTCTTATCAGTTACTGATGGATCTGCATACTCAAAGATACCAGAATCAGTTAAAATATGCTTAACTTTAAGATGTAAGTCCTTACAGGGTTTCCATCTAAAGGAATCTGATGGAATGTACACATGAAAGCCAGTACCACTAAAGAAAATCCGGCTGGGAATATCTATATCATCTAGGTGTAAAATTAAGCCAATTGTCTTTTGTCTGGCTGTTTCAGAGTTAACAGCATCCACATCTAAGATAAACTCATCAGGCATATATAGCAGCCCATCAAAGCCAGCTAAGGAATTATGTTTACCAAAGAAATCCTTAACATAGTCATCATAGTCATACAAAGACATGAATGTATCCTCATTTAAACCTTGCCATTGACTGATATTATCTGCTGGTTGGAAGTAATGACGTTTATTTAATCCTAATGCAAATTCTTTAATCATTTTCCACTACCCACTTTCCCTCTTGCTATTACATTAGTTTTACATCTTTTATGATATCTGTTATGATTATTCATGCCCCAAAGTTGACCGCATTTACATCTTATATGTCCCTCTATATTCATTTCATCTGGATGTTGAGGTCCACACAGTTTGTCTTCAAACTGACTGAAATATTCATATACTTTACTCATTTTCTATCTCCTGATTTACATTTTAAACACATTTGATGATAAAGTCCTCTTCTTGGAAAATCTACATAGTAATGTATTTGTCCTCTTTTTTTATATTGGTCAGGTATCAATTCATATACACAACTACACTTCGGACATAATTTAACAGAAAATGATTCTTTCTCATTAACTCTTATTCTATTTGCAGATCTAGGATATGTCATATTGTACGTTAATCCCCAGTCATTAATCATTTGGTCTCCTTTAGTTAGCTTAATTCTTCTAAGCGATTATCCAATATATAACATACACCTCTTAAGGCTTTTGCTATCTCTACAAGTGCATACATATTTATTTCTTCAATAGTAGCTGGAGCAGAAGCTCTACAGTCAAGATGATAATCAGCCATATCGCATAAATCATCTATTGTTAATTTTAATTTTCTTATTGGTTCATCTGGCTTAATAAATCTTTCTTTCATTCTTTCTCCTTTAATGGTGTATTTCTTATTGGATAGGTATCTTCTTCTAATACAAGCCGTAAAGCCTGTATCCAACCTACATTTGTGGTCCATTCAGTTTGGAGACCAGTTGGTACTGCATCTCCATATACTTTATCTACTTTCTCGCATTGTGCGAGTAATCTCTTTACTTGATTTTCGCTTAACATATACAATCTCCTTATAACATTTAGTACAATAAGGTGTATCAATTGCAAGCAAAGTTGCTATGTTATTACATTGTATACAATAATTAGACTTTCGCATGTAATCCTTTCCACCCTTTTGTATTTTTACTACCAATTTCTTTTTTAGCACAGTTTTTGCATATTTGAACCCATCTATTATCTTCCATAAGATGAGCAATAGCACGATTTGGTCTTCTTAAATACTTATGCTTAGATATTTTATTACAGAAGGTACATTTAAATGGCTCCATAAAAACTGGCCCTATATATTTAAGGTTATCCATTGAACAACTGGAAGAATATAAATATAACTATTTTATCCAATATCCATAATCCTAGCAACAATAATAATTTAAAATTAACTGATTTACGATACCTAACTTCCATCTCATTAGAAGTCTGTAGAGAAGAATCAACTTTATTCTGTATTGCTTGAATTCTCTTATTTATTTCAACAATAGATCTTGCATTTCTAAATGCATCCATTACATAACTCCTTATTTTATCCTTAGTGTGACGCACGTCACGTTTGAATTGTAGCCACTTACCAACTTCTTTCTTAGTTGGTGTTTGCTGATTTGTAGCTCTATGCGATGAAGATATACCTCTCATATGACTCTGGGGCAATCCAAAGACTGCCCCATCCGACGAGTCGCCTCTTAGGGTTTCATCCCAAATTAAAAAGGAATGTCAGCTGTTTTCGCTTCAACTGATTCCTTTGGTGTAAGGTTTACTGTAGTTCCATTAGCACTTGGAGCTCCATTCTTCACATATTTCTCATAATAACCTTCAGCTCTATGCATCCAGTATTTTACATCTTCCTCAGTAAACTGCTCAACATCAT